TATTCCCGGACTTGGGTATGACGGCGTGCGCCCAGATAGGGCATAGTGAGAAGTAGAAAGATGGTACTACCATGCAAGACAACGTATGAAATAACCTGTTTTATCGGAAGATGAAAATCGACCGGGAGTATAGCATAACAGGAAAGCGGTAAGTTGATTAAAGATAATTTATCACGACTGAACTGCAACATTAAGTGAATATGAGGATAAACCTGTGTTTGGTTAAGGCAAGTTTCAAGTTTCGGTTAATCCACGACAAGGGAAAGTATCTGACACCTTTGACATGAGTATGAATGGATAAAGCCGTCGTTCATTTAGTTGTCAATAAACTCATGTAACCCGCAGGAGAACCTGTGGTAAAGAAACGAAAGCATATCCGACAATTCACATACCAACTCATTATGTTAACTGGGGATTGCCTAAAACGGAACGCCAAATGGCTATGTGTAATGCCGAAAGGTGATAAATTCTAAGTGTAAAAAGCAAGGAAGATGACACTGAATATCCGTAAAGGCAACGGAGCGTTCGTAGTAGTCCGAGAGAGTTAATGGCTCTTGCATGGCGAAGGAACGCAGTTGTTATGTACTAAAATGAAAAGAAGTTAGGGAGGAATACCTCAATGACACCAACGATTGAAATTTTAGAAAGAGTAAACAGAAACTCACAAAAAAATAAGGATGAAGTGTTTACAAAATTATACAGATATATGCTTCGTCCAGATATTTACTATGTAGCCTATAAAAATCTATATGCCAATAGTGGAGCATCAACAAGAGGTGTGGACAATGACACGGCTGACGGTTTCGGTGAAAAAAAGATAATGAAAATTATCAATATGCTGCAAACCGAAAGCTATGAGCCGAGTCCGTCAAGACGTGCGTATGTGAATAAAGCAAACGGGAAAAAGCGTCCATTAGGCATACCCACCTTTACCGATAAACTTGTACAGGAAGTTTTGAGAATGATTCTGCAAGCAGTTTATGAGCCTGTTTTTCTGGACTGTTCTCACGGTTTCAGACCGAACAGAAGTTGTCACACCGCTTTGAAATCTATAACAAAAGGTTTCAATGGCATACGTTGGTTTGTAGAGGGAGATATAAAAGGCTGCTTTGATAATATCAATCATGTAAAATTGGTTGAGATTATCAACAGAAAAATCAAGGATGCAAGGTTGATTAAACTGATATGGAAGTTTCTGAAAGCAGGATATATGGAAGATTGGAAGTATAACGCAACCTACAGCGGAACTCCACAGGGCGGAATTGTTTCACCGATATTTGCCAATATATATCTGCATGAGCTTGATAAGTTTGTGACCGAACTTGCAAATGAGTTCAACTGCAAGGGAAAGAATTACGCAAGCAAAGAATATGAAGCAGTCAGACACCAGATGAGAAAGTTAAATCCGCTGATTGAACAAGCGGAGGGCGAGGAAAGGGAACTGCTGATAAAGCAGAAAAAAGCAATTCGTTCAAGATTGCTGAAAATCCCCTATAAAGCACAGATTGATAAAAAAATTAAATATGTGCGATATGCTGATGATTTTCTTATCGGAATAAACGGCAGTAAAGAGGACTGCCAGACAATAAAGCAAAGACTGTCAGAATTTATTTGTAATGAGCTCAAAATGGAACTTTCAGAAGAAAAAACCTTGATTACACACAGCAGCAACTATGCAAGATTTTTAGGCTATGATGTGAGAGTACGACGGAATAATGACGTTCGCAAAGCAGGAAATACAACACAGCGAACGTTAAGTCAAACGGCAGAGTTAGCTATTCCGCTGAATGATAAGATTATGAGATTCTTATTTGATAAGAAAGTAATCAATCAAAGTAAGAATGGAGAAATCAAGCCTTGGACACGTCTGGCTCTTACAAGATGCAGTGACCTTGAAATTGTCACAGCTTACAACGCAGAATTAAGGGGAATATGCAACTATTACTCATTGGCAAGCAATTTTGGAAAATTGAACTATTTTGCGTATCTGATGGAATATAGCTGCCTGAAAACCCTTGCTTGTAAGCACAAGACAACAATTGCAAAAATCATAAGGAGAAATAAGGACGGAAAAGGAAAGTGGCGTATCGCCTATAAAAACAAAAAAGGTGACTGCTATTGCTATTTTGCTAATTTTAGTGAATGTAAAGAATCAAGTTTTTCAATAGATGCCATTGATACAACAGCAATGAAACACACAAGAACCAAAACCGTCTTTGAACAAAGGTTAGCTGCGAAAGTCTGTGAATTATGTGGATGCACCGATGCGGAACACTATGATATTCATCATGTCCACAAAGTAAAAGACCTGAAAGGGAAAGAATTTTGGGAACAGGTGATGATTGCCAAAAGGCGAAAAACAATAGTTGTTTGCGAGGAGTGCCATAAAAAAATTCACAGCAAAAGAGTTTCTAATACCAAATAACAATGGAAAGCCGTGTACATCGAGAGGTGTAAGCACGGTTTGGGGAGAGGGATAAGTAAACCTACAATAGAAATATTGCAAGGCGACTTTTCCCTACTCTACCTGGTTGGATATTCGCCGATTGCACTTGCGAAAAATGCAATCGGCATTTCTATTGCCTGTGAGGAATATGGGGCATCGTTTTTCGGAAATGGTGCTTCACCAAGTGGCGTGTTAGAACACCCTGGGGTAATCAAAAATCCGGAACGTGTGCGTGATGCTTGGCAAAGAGCCTATGGCGGAAGAAACGCTCACAAGGTCGCAGTTTTAGAGGAGGGCATGAAGTTCACACCCATTGCAATTCCGAATAATGAAGCACAATTTCTGGAAACCAGAAAATTTCAGATTGAGGAAATTGCAAGAATGTACAGAGTGCCGCTTCATATGATCGGTGACCTTGACCACGCAACATTCAGTAACGTAGAGCATTTATCCCTTGATTTCGTGAAATACAGCCTTGACCCTTGGATCGTTCGCTGGGAGCAGTCCTTACAAAAAGCACTTCTTTCTGATTCTGAAAAAGGTCAGTATTTCGTGAAGTTCAATGTAGACGGACTTTTGCGTGGCGATTATGCTTCCCGTATGCAGGGATATGCTACAGCACGTCAGAACGGCTGGATGTCTGCTAACGATATTCGTGAACTGGAAGATATGAATATGCTTTCTGAGGAAGAAGGTGGTAATCTTTACTTGTGTAATGGCAGCTTTACAAAACTTTCTGAAGCGGGAAAATTTGCAAATCAAAATTCAGAAAAGGAGGAAAAAACCAAATGAAGAAATTTTGGAACTTTATCCAAAACGAAGATACATCGGAAACAGAGCTTTTGTTTAATGGCCCTATTTCAGAAGATACCTGGTGGGGCGATGAGGTCACACCTGCCCTTTTCCGTGACGAACTTTCAAAAGTAAGTGGAAATCTGACAGTCTGGCTGAATAGTCCAGGCGGAGATGTGTTTGCCGCAAGTCAGATTTATTCCATGCTGAAAAATCATAAAGGCAAGGTCACCGTAAAAATTGACGGTATTGCAGCCTCTGCCGCATCAGTTGTAGCAATGGCAGGCGATGAAACTTTGATTGCACCAACTGCCCTAATGATGATCCACGACCCCAGCACTTGTGCTATGGGAAATAAATCTGATATGGAAAAAGCTATCATCTTGCTTGATGAAGTCAAAGAGAGCATTATTAACGCCTACGAAACCAAATCCCACCTCAGCAGAAACAAGATTGCAAAGCTGATGTCCGATGAAACATGGCTCAATGCGAAAAAGGCTCATGAGATGGGATTTGTGGACGGGATTCTTTTTGCAGAGAAGAAAATGCCTGTTGTTCCTAAAGAGGAAGAACCGGATGAAGAAGAAAAAGAAGATACACTTACCGCAATGACCTATTCCAAATCGAAGAATCTATCTGCATTCTTATCCAAAGTATCTGCATCAGCAGAATCCGTTACAGGCACACCGATTAACCAGCTTGAAAAAAGGCTGGCACTTTTGAAATATTGATTGGAGGAATTGATTATGGCTATGACAATTCAGGAACTGAGAGAAAAGAGAAAGAAGGCTTGGGACACTGCCCGTGATTTTCTCGACAGCAAGAGAAATGCAAACGGCGTTCTCAGTGAGGAAGATTCCAAGACTTACGATGCAATGGAACAGACCATTGTCGATCTTGGCAAGGAAATTCAGCGTCTGGAACGACAGGCTGAAATTGAAGCTGAAATGAACAAGGCAACTTCCACTCCTGTTCTCGGCAAACCTGCAACTCCGAATGTAACGGAAAAGACAGGTACAGCAAGCGACAATTACAAAACGGCATTCTGGAACAGTATCAGAAACCGCAACTGGATCGATGTCCACGATGATTTGCACATTGGCACAGACGCAGAGGGTGGCTATCTTGTTCCAGATGAGTTTGTGCGCCTGTAAAAGGCGATGTTTACAGTAGATTAGGCTCTACACCGCACAGCAGAGCGGTTGTCAATCTGCCTAACCGATGACAGGAAACTGGACACGGGAACACAGCACGGCAGAAACGCAGGAAACGTCAAAAGGATATGAGGCGAGTAGTACCTGCAATGACAAGATAACATAAGGATAAGGCTGGATTGCCAAAGCAAAGGTTAGCTCCTTTTTCGTGGGAGGGTGTGGAAATTATCCTGAAACCACTCTCATGACCCCACCATAATATTGAATTCGTTATGGTGTCTGCTATAGGTCATGAAGCAAGTGTGAGAACACGTGAGATAAACCGAAATGATATCCGACAGTTATCACTTGCCTATAAGCATCGTTAAACAGGGATTGCCTAAGTGGAAATGCCGAAAGGCTATGTCTATTCGAGACTGAATATTCCATATGGCAACGGAGCTTCCGTAGTAGTCCGAGGTGGATAACGCCCACTACATGGCGAAGGGAAGCAGTTTGTTAATTCCAAAGTAAGAAGATGAAAGGGAGGAGAATCCTCATGAATCCAACATCGGAGATTTTGGAGCGTGTCAATAAAAGTTCCTCGGAACATCATGACGGAGTCTTTACAAGGCTCTTTCGCTACCTTCTGAGAGAGGACATTTATTTTGCAGCTTACCAGAAATTATATGCAAACAGTGGAGCAATGACTCCCGGAAGTGACAACGACACAGCTGACGGTTTTAGTGCTGAATATGTGTATGAACTGATTGAAGAATTGAGGTTAGGAAAGTACAAGCCGAAGCCTGTGCGCAGAGAATATATCAGGAAACAGAACGGAAAAATGCGCCCACTGGGTATTCCGTCATTTCGAGATAAACTTCTGCAAGAGGCGGTTAGAATGTTTCTGGAAGCAATCTATGAACCGTTATTTTATGACCAGTCACATGGTTTCAGACCGGAGAGAAGCTGTCATACAGCTCTAGACCAGATAAAGACAAATTTTCGTTCTGTAAAATGGTTCATAGAAGGTGACATCAAAGGTTGTTTTGACAATATAGACCATGCAGTGCTTATCAAGACGTTAGAAGTCAAAATCAAGGACAGCAGATTTATCAATATTATCAGAGCTTTCCTGAAAGCAGGTTATGTGGAAGATTTTCAATACCACACAACGCTCTCCGGTACACCGCAGGGTGGAATTATATCCCCTATCCTGGCAAATATCTACCTGCATGAGCTTGACCGAAAAGTCATGGAACTCAAGGAAAAGTTTGATAAGCAGTCTACACGACACCAGACACCGGAATATCTTCATTTAGCAAAAAGACGACAGACACTTCAGAAGAAGATTGACCGGGTAAAAGGTGAAGAACGTGAGCTGGCAATTAAGGAATATAAAGCGGTGTGCAGCCAAAAGCTGAAAACACCTGCCAGAATGTCCGACGATAAAAAGCTTGTATACTGCCGATATGCTGATGATTTTCTGATTGGAGTCAGCGGAAGTAGAGAAGACTGTGAAGAAATTAAGGAGATTCTGAGAGAAGTTCTATCAACGCAGTACCATTTAGAGTTGAGTGCTGAGAAAACAAAGATCACACACAGTGCTGAACGAGTACGTTTCCTTGGTTATGACGTTGCGGTACGCCGAAGCCAGAAGATAAAGAAAAAGGCAAACGGTGTTAAACAAAGAACGCTGAATAACTCTGTAGAATTAACTGTACCTCTCGAAGATAAGATCATGCAATTCTTGTTCAAAAACGACATCATAGAACAAAAGCCAAACGGAGAAATTTGGGCGGTTTGCGTTCCAAGATTAAGACATCTTTCGGAAGTGGATATTGTGAACAGGTATAATGCACAAATCCGTGGCATTTGCAATTATTACTGCTTAGCAGCGAATTATGATAAGCTGAATTATTTCCGTTATCTTATGGAATATAGCTGTCTAAAGACGCTTGCAAGCAAAAGCAACAGCACAACGAGAAAAATCATCCAAAAATATCGTCATGATGGCAAATGGGCTATTCCCCATGAAGTTAAAGGCGGTATCAAATATGCAAAGCTTGTCTCGTTAGCTGACTGCAAAGCCGGTAAGTTGATGTCCGATAAAGACCCATGGCAATACAAATCCTTTGACCCGAAAAAGCTGTCACAATATGTGCGGTTAAGCGCAGGGGTATGTGAGCTGTGTGGTGATAATAGTGATTCCTGCTGTATTTATCATGCAGGTAAAATGAAGAATCTGAAAAGCACTACGGAATGGGGCAAGAAAATGCTTCACATGAGACGTAAAACGTTGATTGTTTGCCCGAAATGCTTCAAAAAGATTCACAGGGAACAAAATAAATGACATGTCAATAATGAATGGAAAGCCGTGTACATCGAGAGGTGTAAGCACGGTTTGGGAGGGGCTTTGTGCAAACCTGTCATCGAAAGATGATAAGGCGGCACACTGCTACCTCACGAACGAAAACTGGTGGAAGCATTGGAGGAAGAGAGTATTTTCCGCCAGATGGCAACGGTCATTAAAACTTCCAACGGTGATCGCAAGATTCCGATTGTGACTTCCAAGGGCGAGGCTGTCTGGATGGACGAGGAACAGCAGTATTCTCTTTCTGATGATACATTTGGGCAGGCATCGCTTTCCGCATATAAGCTTGGAACAGCAATCAAGATTTCTGAAGAACTACTCAATGACAGCGTATTTGACCTGCCGTCCTACATTGCAAAAGAGTTTGCACGCCGTATTGGTGCGAAGGAAGAAGAGGCTTTCTTCGTTGGTGACGGTAAGGGAAAACCGACCGGCATTTTCAACGCAACAGGCGGTGCAGAAGACGGCACTTCCACCACAGGTGCAAGCATTACATTTGATGATGTGATGGAACTCTTCTATTCTCTCAGAAGTCCGTACCGCAAGAAAGCTGTATGGGTGCTCAACGATTCCACGGTTAAGGCACTTCGAAAGTTGAAGGACAACACAGGAAACTACATTTGGAGTCCGTCCGTGCAGGCAGGTGTACCGGACACCATTCTCAATCGTCCTTACAAGACATCCAGCTATGTACCGGAAATCAAGGCAGGCAACAAGTGCATGGCATTCGGTGACTTTAGCTATTACTGGGTAGCTGACAGACAGGGACGCTCTTTCAAGAGACTGAATGAGCTCTTTGCTATGACCGGACAGGTTGGTTTTCTTGCAAGTCAGCGTTTGGATGGCAAGTTGATTCTTCCGGAAGCTATTAAGACACTCACCATCAAGAAAGCGTGATGCTATGATTACGCTGAAAGAGGCGAAAAATTATCTGAGAGTAGATTATGAAGAGGACGATAGTCTGATTCAGAATCTGCTTTCTACAGCAAAAAATCTGGTAATGGACGTTGGCAGAATGGACGAGGACGACTTTACAAAAAACGAAGATACTGTGCGGACTGCGATGCTGTTTGCACTTGGTTATCTTTACGAAAATCGCAGCAATCCTGATTACAAAAAGATGACATTAAATCTTCGTTCAATTCTGTTTGCACAGCGAGAGGGCGTGATGTAATGGAAATCGGAACTTTGAATCAGCGAATCACCTTTCTGGAGAATCGTGTCGTTACCGATGAAATCGGCAATCATACCGCTGTATGGGACGAAGCTTTTTCCTGCTGGGCAAAAGTGACTTTGAAATCTTCTGCGGAGCATACAGATACTGGTGTGACCAAAGAAACACAAACGCTGGAATTTCTCATTCGGCAAAGCCAGCACTGGATGCCGTCTGTAACAAGCAACCGAATCTTGTTTCGGGATGTCACATACAACATCACCAGTGTTACACCGGATTATCTGCACAAGGACTATCTGAAACTTACTGCAGAAGCCAGAAAGGCAGGACAAAATGACCAGTATTGACAATCTTGCAGAGGAAATCATGCAGGGCTTGCAGGAGTATGCAGACCTTGCAGATACCGCCATGAAAAAGGCTGTCCGGAAATCTGCCACACAAGTGAAAAACGAAATCTCCGCCAATGCTCCGAGGGACACTGGAAAATATGCAAAAAGTTGGGCGACGAAAAAGACTGGCGAAAACAGCCATTCTTTGGAGATGACTGTACACAGTAAAAATCGTTACCAGCTGGCACACCTTTTGGAAAAGGGACACGCCAAGCGTGGAGGTGGACGTGTTTCCGGCAAACCGCATATTGCTCCTGCGGAAGAAAACGGTGTGCAGTTGCTGGAGAATTTAATCGAGGGGGCGTTGTCATGACCTACGAACAAATCGCGGAAATGATGGAGGAGATGGGACTGCCTTTCGCCTACCACCATTTCGCCGAGGGTGAAAGTCCTGCACCGCCTTTTCTTATTTTTCTTTCACCTGGAGAAAATACATTTTCTGCGGATAATTCCATGTATTTCAGCTTTAAGATGCTGGATATTGAACTTTATACAGATGTTAAGAATCCTGAACTTGAAAAGCAAGTTGAACAGGTTCTGAAACGTCATAAAATCTATTACACAAAATCAGAAGTATGGATAGAGTCCGAAAAGCTCTATGAAGTGCTTTACGAAACGGAGGTATAACCAATGGCGAACAAGAAAAACAAAGTTAAATTCGGTTTGCAGAATGTCTACTGGGCAAAAATCAATGAATGGGGTGAAGATCCTGACGGCAACAAGACCGTCCCTGCATACGGACCGTCAAAGCATCTGCCCGGTGCTGTATCGCTTTCTATTGATGCCAACGGCGAAGCGGAGAATTTCTATGCGGACAACGGTGTTTATTACGTCATCAACAACAATGCAGGATATACAGGTGATCTTGAAATCGCCCTTATCACAACCGAATTTGCAACTGAAATCTTAGGAGAAATCCTTGATAATAACGGCGTTCTGGTAGAAAAGAATGATACGGAACTTGCACAGTTTGCACTGATGTTTGAGTTCTTAGGTGATAAGCACCACATCCGTCATGTGATGTATTGTTGCAGTGCATCACGTCCTGCGACGGAATCTGCAACCACCGAAGAAAGCACAGAAGTTAAGACCGAAAAGCTGTCGCTGAAAGCTACTCCTTTGCCGACAGGTCTTGTGAAATCCAAGACAACTGAAAGCACCACTGATGCAGTATATAACAACTGGTTCAAAATGCCGTATAACCCTGATACGACAGTTAAGTCTTCTGCCAAGTCATCTTAAGGAGGTATTGCTATGGCTATTCAGAAAAACATTACAATTGACGGAATTGAAGTACCTTTTAAGGCAAGTGCTGCTGTGCCACGCTTGTATCGTCTAAAATTCCGCAGAGATATTTATAAGGACTTTGCATCGCTGAAAACGGATGTGGAAGAGGGAGATGAGAACAAAAGCGAACTCGATATTGAGAGCCTTGAGGTTTTCGAGAACATCGCCTACATCATGGCAAAACACGCCGACCCGGAAAACGTTCCCGACAGCCCTGATGATTTCCTGGAACGGTTCAATACGTTTAGTATTTATGAGATTCTTCCTCAGCTGATTGAATTGTGGGGACTGAATACAGCAACACAGGTTGAGTCTAAAAAAAACATCGCCCGACTGACCGGCCGATGACTACTCCGCTTTTTCTCCTGAGATGCAAACAGCTCGGTCTTTCCATGACCGAGCTGGATTTGCTGACAATTGGGCTTATCAATGATATGTTCACGGAACGTGAAAATGATGATTACGATGGCTGGAATGAGGTCGCTGGACAGGCGGATTTTGATAATTTCTAAATAGCCTCTTTACTTTTTTCTCTTTATGCAGTATAATAAAGGAAAAGATTCTAAGGGGTGGAAATATGAGTAATTTTAGAGATGAAGATTATGCTTATATTCTTGGAGATTGTCTGCATGATATTTTTTATGTTGATTCATCTTACCGTGGAAAAATTGCTCAAATGAGGTTGCTTTCTGAAATAATAGTAAGGAAGCTGATCGATTATAATCCAGATGATCAGTTGACAATCGGTGACAAGGAAGTCCTAAAGACTGTAAAAGCTCTCACATACGGAGACCATTTTAAGAAATGTATTCTTGCTGTTAAGAATGATACAACTGACTATTACGCAGCGAATTCCTGTTCACATTCAAAAGTACGTTCGCAAATAACACAAGATGATTATAACAAGATCTATGAGCATTTACTTGATCTTATTTCTTGCTTATTTATTCAGTTCTTTTCCAAGCATACTTTTGGCACGAACCAAAAGATAGTTAGCTGTTTTTCTTTGCTCCCGCCTATTATTCGATACAAGGTGCTGAGTTTTTTATATGCTAATGACAACCATAACATTATTTTGATCGATAAATTAGTGTTAGTAACATTAAAAGAATTTGGGAAGGAAAAGACGACTCAATGGCTTGAAGACAATAAAGCTCATTTGACTTCAATTCCAACTGATTTTTATGATAATATGTATCAATACTCTCTACGAACAGTGGCAACAAACATGAAAGCAACATATCAAACAATGGAAGAGGCAAAGGTGTTCTTCAATCACAATAAAAAAGCTTTTGTTGAGGACACCGAGGAAGAGGTGCGAGACTTTGCCAAATTGATGGAATTTTTCTATACCGGAAGAAAGCTGGACACAAAAATAGTTCCGTCAGAATATGTTGTGAGCTTTCATGACAAAAAATAACTGCCATTTATGTAAGGAGGAATGATTTGTATGCCGTACAATGCTTTAGGTGATCTGTATAAGATCGAAGTTGTCAAAAGGCTTCAAAAAATGGGATGCAATGTCAAAAGTGTTCATGCCTTAAATCTGATTTTAGAGAAAATGGGCATCCTTATTCATTCTGGAGATCATTGGCTCACTTCAAAAAACGGGGTTAAGTACACCATATACAGCAGTCAAGTATTCGATGCTGATGCGTGGCACCCTTCAATTGTTGATGCTGTTCTTGAATATTTACAAAATAGCGGAAGAGCCTAAAATATTAAATACACACAAAGCACTTGCTACGGCAGGTGCTTTTTTCATGCCTTTTTGCAGGAGGTGAAACCACATGGCAAACAGAATCAAAGGCATTACAGTTGAAATCGGCGGTGATACCACCAAACTTTCCAAGGCTCTGGAAGGTGTTAACAAGAACATCAAGAGTACTCAGACGCAGCTGAAGGACGTGGAAAAGCTTCTGAAGCTTGACCCGAAAAATACAGAACTGCTTTCCCAGAAACAAAAGCTGCTTGCTGACAGCATTGCTACTACCAAGGAGAAACTCACCACGCTGAAAACTGCCGCAGAACAAGCCAATACTGCACTCGCCAATGGTGAAATCTCTCAGGAACAGTATGACGCATTACAGCGAGAAATTATCGAAACCGAACAGGAACTCCGCAATCTCGAAACCGAAGCCGGCAAAGCATCGGACTCTTTGAAGCAAATCGGTGAAGCCGGAGAGATTCTCCAGAATGTCGGGGACAAGATTTTCGATGTTGGTGCTACACTTACCACAAAGGTTACAGTTCCGATTGCCGCCGCAGGTACAGCAGCAGTCAAGACAGCATCTGACTTTGATTCTGCTATGTCGAAGGTCGCAGCTGTATCCGGTGCAACCGGTGATGACCTTGAAAAGCTTCGTGATAAGGCTCGTGAAATGGGTTCGAAAACGAAGTTCTCAGCATCGGAAGCTGCTGAAGCAATGAACTACATGGCTATGGCAGGCTGGAAAACCGGCGATATGCTTTCCGGTATTGACGGTATCATGAACCTTGCGGCTGCGAGTGGTGAGGATTTGGCAACCACATCGGATATTGTCACTGATGCGCTTACTGCATTCGGCTTATCCGCTGCTGACAGCGGTCATTTTGCCGATGTTCTCGCTTCTGCAAGTTCCAACGCCAATACCAATGTATCTATGCTTGGTGAATCCTTCAAGTACTGTGCTCCGATTGCGGGTGCTTTGGGATTCTCCTGTGAAGATACAGCCGAGGCATTAGGCTTAATGGCAAACGCAGGCATCAAGTCCACACAGTCCGGTACTTCCATGCGTTCCATTATGACCGCACTTTCCAGTGAGGTCAAATTCTGCTCCTCTTCTTTCGGAGAAATGGAGATTGCAACCAGCAATGCGGACGGCTCCATGCGTGACCTTTCCGATATTCTTGCCGACTGCCGAGTGGCATTTGACCAGATGTCTGAATCTGAAAAAGCAAGCGCAGCACAGGCTCTTGTGGGCAAGAATGCCATGTCAGGCTTTTTGGCTTTGATGAATGCTGCACCCCAGGACGTTGAAAAGCTGTCATCTGCGATTGCGAACTGTGACGGCACATCGCTTTCTATGGCGGAAACAATGCAGGACAACCTTGGCGGTCAGCTGACTATCTTAAAATCACAGCTGGAAGAACTGGCTATTTCTTTCGGCGAAATTCTGATGCCTGTCATCAGATCAATCGTAACGAAAATTCAGGAATTTATTGATAAACTCAACGCCATGGACCCTGCCACAAAGGAGACGATTGTGAAAGTTGCTCTCGTTGCTGCGGCAATGGGTCCTTTATTGGTGGTAATCGGCAAAGTCATATCCTCGGTGGGAAGTCTGATGACTTTTATCAGCAAAGTTCCGACTATAATTGCAGGTGCAAAGACAGCATTTTCCACTCTTGGAGCTGCCATTGGCGGTATTTCTGCACCGGTGGTGGCTGTGATTGCAATCGTTGCTGTATTAGTTGCCGCCTTTGTAAATCTGTGGAATACCAATGAGGACTTCAAAAATAGCATTCTCTCCATTTGGGAACAGATAAAAGCTACATTTGAAAGGCTTACTTCCGGAATCGTCGACCGCATCAATGCTCTCGGCTTTGACTTTGAGAGCTTCGGAGAACTGGTGAAAGCCGTGTGGAATGGACTTTGTGAAGTTCTTGCCCCACTGTTTGAGGGCGTATTTCAGCACATTGCAGATATTTTTTCTTTCGTAACCGACACCATTTTAAGTATTCTCGACATTTTCATCGGTCTGTTTACCGGAGATTGGGATCAGTGCTGGAATGGCATAAAAGACCTCTTTACAGGCATATGGGATTTCATTGTAAACTCACTCAGCAATATTCTGAACACGCTGACAGGTGTGTTAGATGTATTCCTTGGCTGGTTCGGCACTTCATGGGACGAGGTCTGGACGGCAATCAAGGATTTCTTCATTGGCATATGGGACAGCATTTGCTCTTTCTTCCAGTCCATTGCCGATTTCTTTGTGAACACCTGGAATGCGATATCTTCATTCTTTACGGGAATTGTAACTGCTATTCACGATACTGCGGTTTCTATTTTTACGGCTGTTTATGACTTTTTCGCAGGAATCCTGACAAGCATTCACGATTTCTTCTCCACCATTTTCAATGCCATATGGACGGTCATTTCTACGGTATGCACCACAATCTACAATACGATTTCAAGCATATGGAATACGATATATGAGTTCATATCTCCGCTTTTGGAAGCCTTGAAATATCTGTTTGAGACGATTTTTCAGGCAATACATATCATTATCAGCAATGTGATGGACTGGATTTCTGAGAAGATACAGACCATATGGAATGCCATTGTGGAGTTTATCACCCCTCTGCTTGAAGGCATTAAGTCATTCTTTGAAACCATCTGGAATGCAATCAGTACTGCGATTTCCACAGTGATGAGTACGATTTCAAATATCATCACCACGGTATGGAACGCAATTTCAGGCTTTATTTCAAGTGTGATGAACACCATCAAATCGGTAATTTCCTCCATCTGGAACACCATCAGCGGTGCGATTTCAGGTGTTGTAAACGGAATCAGAAATACAATATCTTCCGTTTGGAACAGCATTTCTTCTACAATTTCATCGGTGATGAATACCATACGTTCTACTGTGACAAGCATCTGGAACAGCGTAAAATCAGCGATTTCCAATACAATCAGCGGTATTTACGATACGATTAAGAGTGGATTTGACAAGGCGGTCAACTTTGTAAAGGGACTGGCGAGTGATGCATTCAGCTGGGGTTCGGATATCATCAGCGGAATTGTTGACGGTATCAAAAGCTGTATCAGCTGGATTTCCGACGCCTGTACCGATGTGGCGGATACCATCAGAAGCTATCTGCACTTCTCTGTGCCGGACGTGGGACCTCTTACCGAATACGAAAGCTGGATGCCGGACTTTATGCAGGGGTTAGCAGACGGCATTATCAAAAGCAAAAAGGTTATTGCAAAGGCGGTATCCGGTGTTGCGGATACAATGAAAATTGCTCTTAATACCGACCTTAGCTACAAACTTGACGGAATGACAGGTGCTATCATGAACGGCGGAATTGAAAGTTCTGTGGTCAATAACTACTACAATAACGACAACAGCCGTACAGTAAATCAGACCAACAATAGTCCGAAATCACTGTCACGGCTGGAGATTTATAGACAGACAAAGAATGCGGTGAAGATGTAGAAAGGAGTGATTCCAGATGTTCTATCACCTAATCCTGGAAAACGAAACCGGTCAGCAAATTAACCTGTCCAGAACAGCAAACAGGTTCATGTTCTCAAAGATTGAAGGACTGAATCCACCTGCCGGAACAGTCAGCACATCAAGCTATGCCGGAATGGACGGTTCTTACCTCAACAATGCTTTCATTGAAAAGCGAAACGTGGTCATTCCTTTTGAAATGCGTGGCTTTGATGTGGAGAAACGCAGGCATGAGCTGTATCAGGTGGTCAAGCCGTCACGCTACATCAAAATATATTACTCCACAAAAAACATTTCTGTGTATGCCGAGGGTATTGTTGAAACCTGCGAAATGGAGAACTTTGAGATGCTGACCAAAGGGCAGATATCTATTCTCTGTCCCGATATTTACTGGTATTCCACGGAAACCCAGATTGCGGAGTATTCCAAAATCCGTGGTGCTTTCCACTTCATCTTCCCCGATAATGATGAGCCGTTTCCAATCGGTCAATACAGCACACAAAACATCATGACCATTGTCAATGACGGTGATGAAGTGGGCTTTATCCTTGAAATCAGCGGAGGTCCTGCAAAGAATCCGACTATTTACAATGCAGCTACAGACGAATATATGCAGATTCTCGGTGACATCAAAGACGGCGATGTTATCACCATAACTACGAAAACAGGCAATAAGACGGTTACACTGGAACGTGAGGGTGTTGTTACTAATATTATCAACCGGCTTGTTTCGGGTTCCACCTGGCTGACCTTAAAGCAGGGAGAAAATAAGTTTTATGTTCGTGCGTCTGAGGGACTGTCAAGTCTTAAAGTCCGTCTGATACACCGCAATGCGTACTTGGGAGTGTGAAAAATGCAAATTGAAATATACAACATGATTCCCATAGAGGACAAACTCTCCATAACCCTGGAGGCTGTGTGTGACAGCTTTTCTTCGCTGCTTTGGGATATTGAATACTATGCCTGCGGTGTATTTGAAGTGTACATTGCGGCATCTACGAAAAATATTGAAATCTTCCGGACAGGCAGAATTGTGGGTCGTGATGATGATAAAGAACACTACGGACTGATTGAATCGGTACAGCTGGAAACAGATGCAGAGGACGGCGATTATCTCATTGTGAGCGGTCGCTTTTTAATGTGTCTTCTGGAAAGAAGAATCATTTGTCCTACATTCAACTTTACAAAGAAAGTTTCATACGCACAGATTGTGAACAATGTGGTTTATTACAACGCCTGCAGAACAGGTGCGAGAAAGATTCCGGGGCTTTCGATTGGTGATTCTTCCGGTTCTTGCTGGAAACAAGATACTAAACTGCAAATCAGCTATGATAACCTTATGAAATGGGTATACACCATCTGTGAGAAAATCGGTGGGACTGCCAATATACGACTGGCAAAGACAACCGATGAACAGTATGAAATGCTGCTGGAATTGTCAGAGGGTACAGATAGAAGTATCTTACAAGATGATAACCCACATATTGTTTTCTCAGATGGATACAACAATCTGCTTTCATTTTCCTATTCCACAGATAGTTCTGTGCAGAGAAATTATGCCTATATATTGGGTAAAGGCGAAGGAGAAGAGAGAAAACGCACCACATATTGTGACGGCGATGAACCGGAACACCTTGACCGCTATGAGGTGTATGTTGACGCAAAGGATATGGCGGACGAAGAACAGGAAGACGGCGAAACCAAGCCAATTCCCAATGATGAATACATTAACCTTTTACAGGAAAAAGGCAAAGAAAGTATGGTGCAGCCACTTGTGGTTTCCGAATCGCAGATTGCGGTACAGTCTACGCAGTTTCAGTATAACAGGGACTATTTTGTTGGCGATTTTGTTACCGTAGAACACCGCAGATTTGGTCTGAGACAGAATAAAATACAGCTGATCGGTATGATTGAAAGCTTCGACCAGAACGGAAGAAATCTCACACCCACATTCAAGGAGGTATGACTATGGCATTTTCATATGGATTTTTCAACGCAAAGAATCTTGACAGAACGTATACTGCCGAGAATTTCTGCGATTATCTTGGCAGTATCATCTGCAACGGCATTCAGGATAACTACGGTCAGTGTTTCAAGCTGACAGCAAACAAGCTAAAGCTGACCATTGGCAGCGGTAAGGCGTGGATAAACGGACATTACTTTCTTTCCGATACGCCGTATACCTATGATTTATCAGTGGGTATCTGCTGTAATACCGGCGAAAATTATCGTAAGATAGAGTTTGAAATTCTATCCGGTACGCCTGCCACATCGCCGTCAATTCCAAGATTCAAAGATACAGAAACCAAAACATATCTCACCCTTTGTGCCGTCAGGATTGATGCCGGTGCAGCAGAAATCAAAGTGACGGATTATCGAGAGAATACAACCTACTGCGGTTATGTCCGATGTATTCTCGGAAAATGCAAGGTCACGGATATGATGTCACAGCTTTCGGAGATTACAGCACAGATAAAGGATTACAATTCAACCATTCTTCAGCTGACCAATCAGGTGGCAGAACTTGCAACAAAGGTAAATGAAATGACCGGAGATGTGGTTTCAGTGGGCAAATGCGGCGCTGATATCAATTACGTTCTCTATTCTGACGGCAGACTGATTCTCAAAGGCACGGGGGCAATGTATGATTATGTAGGTGCATATGAAACAAGCGGAAACAAATCTCCGTTCTGCGAAAATGATAACATCACTTCTGTTGTCGTCTCAGAGGGCATCACAACGGTTGGTGAATATGCATTTCAATACTGCAACAATCTGAAAATAGCCGCTCTTCCGACAACGCTCAAAACCATCAAGCGAAATAGTTTCATACCGCACATTGATGAATATCTGGTTCATCAGAATCTTTACGGACTGACTGAAATTACAATTCCGTCTAAAGTGACCGAGATTGCAAAGTTCGCCTTTTCAGGTACAGCTATCAAATCCCTTACCATTCCTGCATCTGTTACAACAGTCGGTGAACAGGCGTTTGGAGAATGTCAGAAGCTTGAAACTGTTCGCTACAGCGGTAAGGTTATCGGTGACAGAATGTTTGTACGCTGTATCAAGCTGAAGAATTTCACGATCACCAAAAGCACAACAGAACTTATCGGTGGCTGTTTCAACTACTGTGAAAGCCTCACGCAAATCACCTATGAGGGCAGTCTTGCTGAATGGAACGCTGTGAAAAAGAACACAAACTGGGACGGTCATTCAAGCAGTACAGTAGATAGTCCCCTTGTCAAAATTCAGTGCCTGGATGGATATATGGAATATGATGCAGATACGGAAACGTGGAAGGAAGTGAAGGCATGATAAAATTTCTTGTAAAGGGACAGAACATCGAAACGCTGGAGCATGAGGTCATTGCAGCTGATCAGATTGCTTTTGTAAAGATACATTTTGTATTTGATAACAGCTGGAAACCCCTGCATAAAGTGGTGCAGTTCACACAGGACGAGTTCACTTACAACAGAGTTCTCGGATTTGACGAGACAAGCTGTCATCTGCCGGCGGAACTTGCAGCCGGTGCTGTGAAGATGTCTCTTTTCGGTTATGACGCAGAATCATCTGAAACAGTCAGGGCAACAACGGTTGTGAAAACCCTGCATATCAGACCATCTGGTTTTGACGGTGAAAGCAGCAATGTACCGCCAACGCCTGACCTATACCAGCAGTTGCTTCAAAAGATAAGTGAAAAAGGTGCTGACGGCAAGTCTGCATTTGAGATTGCTGTAGAGAATGGCTTTATTGGTACAGAAGCTGAGTGGCTTGAGAGCTTAAAAGGTAAAGACGGAAAAGATGGAGTTGACGGAAAAAATGGTCAGGACGGTAAAGATGGAATTGATGGAAAATCTGCATATGAAATCGCCATTGCAAATGGCTATTTTGGCACAGAATCTGAATGGCTTGAGAGCTTAAAAGGAAAAAACGGTATTGACGGACAACCCGGCAAAGATGGAATTGACGGGACAAATGGACAGGACGGTAAAGATGGCATTGACGGTACGCCCGGAACTGACGGAAAATCTGCATACATTATTGCTGTAGAGCATGGATTTACCGGAACAGAAACTGAATGGCTTGAGAGCTTAAAAGGTAAAGACGGTACCGACGGACAGCCCGGAAAAGATGGAGTTGATGGTAAAGATGGCGTCACGCCTGATATGTCGGATTATCCGAATAAAGCAGATTTCGAGGCTTTACAGCAGAAATTACAGTCTTTGCAGGATAGCACTATGGACTACATCATGGGGCTTACAAGCAGATGCGACTCATTTGATACAGAAATTCAGGAAATAGACGCCAATGCTCAGCAGCTAAGAGATTCTGTTCAGTTTGATTTTCAGACAAAGGAAGAAGAAATCCTCGCTCTTGAAACCAGAATTATCGCTCTTGAAAGCCGTTCCGGCATCGAATACATCACGGTCTTTTCTTCCGGCAGTGATGCTTTGCAGAAATATGGTGAGAGCGTCTACACCTATTACAACGACGGTTACCGTTCGCTTGCAGGCTTTGCGGAAAGCTATCCCCATTTCTGCTGTACAGAGAATGACTATGCTTTGTACTTCAATCAGTCTGATTTCAGCTGGGCAGGAACAGTATTTGTGCTTTGCCTGACGCCTGTTGCTCTCACTTCTTCTATGAATCTGATTCTCAGTTATACAGTCGGTGCGTCACAGGACGCTGAATTTTATCTGGTGAAGAAAACCGACAAGACCGGGGCTGAACTTGCTCAGTATATCTATGAGGAAATACAGGCAGGAAATGCAGTAACTTTACAATTCAAATGGCTTTATTCCGATACATATATTTCCGTGATGCAGTCATTGGAAAACGTACCGGATGGAGAATATTATCTTGCCTTCAAAGGCACATCGGATAATTCACATCCGATGATAAAGGAAACACTGATTAAATCTTCCCATTACGCAGCAAATATGGTATAATAGAAAAAAGACAAAAAAGCAGGAGGAAAAGACAAATGAGCCAGATGACATTCAGCGATTAT